AATTCTAAAGATTTAGTTGGTTTGATGTAAATCTTACCTGTCATTTGATTTCTATCTAAATCAGCAGCGTCTGAAGAAACCGATACTCGGAAATCATAAAGACCTCTATCTCTTCTGATAGCATCTAAAATAGGGTTAACCGCATCTAAGAAATCTTGTCTTACTTTTTGGTCATTTTGTTCAAATAACAATCTTACAGACACAGCAGAAATTAATTTTCTCGCTTGTAACAATAATCTTCTAACATTAATTCTGTCAAGAGCTGATTGTTTAACTTGTAATGTTTTATTACCCCAAATTACAGTTCCAACATCAGAGAAGGTTGCGATAGGGTTAATTCTACCATTATAAAGTGTATCTCTATCTTCTTGAGTAAGTTTCTTTCTCGCTTTAACAGCATTAACAATACCTCTTGTATAACCGGCGGCCGCAAACCAAGGGAATGCAATGTTATCAGTTAAAGCTAAGTTTCTTGTTACTTCCGCTGTTGGTGGTAAATAGATTTGAGTGTTATTAACACTATCTCTAGTTAATACCCAAGGATAGTAAGTTGCGGTATAGTTAGAGTCAATACCCGTTTGGTCTAAACTATCAACCGCGTCTTGAGGATAGATTAAATCAGATGATTCACCTACTGAAGGAACAAACATATTATAATCAGGAGTTGTTGTAATATACAATGAATCCGCTCTGTCAAACTCAATCATTTCAATAGCGTCTTCAACTAAATTAGAATGATTAATATAATCAATACCTGGTGTAACAAATATATTAATGTTTACCGCTTCAGGGTTAGAGAAAGTTCTTTGACCTAATAAATAAGCGTAATAATCTGTATTTGCCCAATCTTGACTATTATCACCAACAGTGATTTGTTTAAACGCACCCCAACCTGTAGCAGAAGGGTATTTAGTTGAACAACTAGCACTAGCTCCGTTTAAATAACCGGTTTTTCCAATAGCAAATCTATCAGTATTTGTTCTTGATTCTCTATAAATATCCCATCCGTCAAATCCACCTTGAACTAACAATGAGAATTTACGAGCATATAATCTGTAATATGGATTAGATTCTGAAGTTGGGTCAGATGTAAATTCAGCACTACCAACAAAGAACGCAGGAGTTCCACTAGTTGAGAATGTATTTGGAACTGTAATTCCACTTGCGTTTTTATCCATATGAAATCCTTTTGTTCTAAAAGACCAATCATCACCTGTTGTATCACAAGCAATATTTAATGGAAGTTGTTTACCTTTATAACCAAAGAAACTATTATCAATACCGATAGTATCTGAAAGACCTAAATAAGTTCTACGAATATTATCACCACCACTTTTTGTTGAGTTATCATCACCTGAAGCAATACCGAAAGGTGGGTTATAAATTACTTCACCTGGAAAATCATATTTACTTTTAACAACTGGGAAAGGTGAACGAACACCAGCATATTCTCTAAAGTTATAACCTAAGAAACCACAAGGAAGTGCATCAATTGGAGCGTCCTCATTAATTTCAATCATAACATATTTAGAATTCAATTCATATTCACCATCAACAGTACCTATTTTTTTCGCAACGAATGCGTTATCGTTAGGGTTCATATTACAATTAGTGAATTTTTCAATAATAACAGGGTTATTATCAGTATCAAAGAAATCTCTTACAAGGACATCAAAAGTTCCGTTATTAAATGAGATATTAGCAATAGAAATTTTAACCTCAGCATTTGCTGAATCACCATCAGAAATTGTTGTAAATTTAAATAAGTTATAAACTTTATTACCTCTTAATTCAGAAACTAACCAAGGAGATGTTGGTGATTGATACTTTTCTAAGTACCAAGCTATTGATGTTCCATCATTATCTAATTTAGCACTTTCTAAAGCGGTTAATTGACTATTAATACCTCTAATATATCCTTTTCTATAACCATAATTTAATAATGTTTTAAATTCTTCTTCAACGAACAACGGAACTGTAGTTCTTGGTTTAGATAAGTTTGAAGAACCAAATACTTTACTAATATATTTAGGGTCTGAATTACTAAATGAAGTCTCAAAGAAAAATACATTACCATCTTTATTAGTAATATTAATACCAAAAGTGTTAAACGGATTTTTAGTTACACCAGAATAAGTAGCTCCAGTAACATTTAAAGATACATCAGTTAAACCCGACACCTCATAAACAGGACCATTGTCTGTTGAATATGTTGCTATACCTCTAGAACGCAATGTTGCTAAAACTAACTCATCATAATCAGAGTAAGATGTTCCATCAAATGTGTAAGTATAACCTGTAACTGTACCTGAATAACAAGTTTGAATAGTTCCTGTATTATTATTACCTGAATTATTTGGTGTTACCGGAGCGCAAGGGTCTTGAACTGTAACACAAACATTCCAATTTGTTGTAACCGCAGAATCTGATGAACGTAAAACATAAGTTAAACAAGTTCCGGTAAAGTTATTAGTTGTAACATTACTTACTTGAGTAACACCACTAACTTTTACATCTGAAGTACAAGCACTGAACACAGGTGTTAAAGCTGACAATGAATTACCTGAAAAACCTGAATAAGGTAATACAACATCAATTGTATTATTATTATAATTAATACTTCCGGCAGTCCCTGAAATACTAAAATTAAAGAATGACGCACAATTTGATGATTGAGATGTTTGAGTGAAATTACTAATAGTAGTATAGAATGAACTACCACTATATACCGTATTACCGACATTATCAAATAAAGCATAATACCAAGAATCATTTTGTGGTGCAGAATAATTAATTAATCCACCATCAACATTATCCACACCAAAAACATTTACAGGTGAAGTATAACCAGATGTTAACGATGAATTATAATCTTCAGATGAAATCGCCCCAAAATAATATATAGATGTTGCTGAAGTACTTGGAGTATTAATAATGTCAAAAATTTGAGATTTTAAATTAGTATTAATAACTGAAGTACTACCATTAAACAACTCATAAGTTGAATTTAATTTACCCGAAATTTGAGATGGGAAATTTGATGTAAACCCAATACTATCAATGTCACCGGTACACCCTGTGAAGTTAACAGAAATTAATGTTTTAGTATAACCCGTACAAGCAACATCACAATCAACAGTTGTAGTTCCCGAACATTCAAAATGAATTGTTGTTGGGTCAACATTAGCAACCGTCGTTATTGTCCAAGAAGGACCCGCGTCATACCCAGATAAACCTAATACTCTAGTCACAAATAATTGATTAGATTGTTGCAAATAAGATTTTGCAATATAAGACGCCTCGTACTTTGGTATTTGGGTGTTGATGAATTTTTCTGGAGATGTTCCTCCAAAAAACGCTGAAAATTCGTCAAAATTTCGTATAAAGATAGGTTCAAATGCTGGTCCCTTTAGAGTTTCACCAACAATACCCAATGTAGTAACACCTACACTCTGAGCTACGAAACTTAAATCAACTTCAGATGTGTATACTCCAGGAGATACAAATACTTTACTGTTTGTTGCCATTAGTTTGTTTTTTTTTAGTTAATAATTTATTTTATATATAAATATTACAAAAAAAACCAAAACACTTTACTAACAATAAAGAATTTATAAATTAGGATACTTTTTTCCACCTTTTTCTACTTTTCGTGTGATAATATCAATAAACGACCTATTTACACAAATGAAGTATTTATATACTATGGAAGAAAACGATAAAAAAATAAAAAACTTAAAAATATCGGAAGAAGCTCATAACAGATTAAAATTATATTGTGAGAAAAGAGGTATTAAAATTTATAAGTTTTTAGAAAATTTAATTATTGAGACTTGTAAAGATAAGAAAGATATCTATGGTGAAAGTTAAATTAATTCATTATTTAATTTAATTGACGCTTCACTAAGATTATCTTCTTTTGTTATATCAATTCTTAAAACATCATTTGTATTAATTAATATTTCTGATAAATCCGACCCATAAAAATCATCATTAATATAAACATCAAAAGTATCAACATTTGTTGTGTCTCCCAAATTTATATTTACGGTGTAATCAAATGTTTGGGTTACGGACAACACACCTATTGGATATGTTAAAGTCATAGAAATCCCCGATGGATTAGTATCTTGTCTAACTCGTTTTTTTCTTGGTTCTTTCTCAAATTCAACCACTTGTAACACTCTTGTTATTGCCGGTGACACCTCAAATTCATTCTCGTCAATAAGAAACCCCAACATCGTAAATTCATAACTTTGGATGTAGTATTTTCTCTTTTCAATATCCACAACCGATTCGTCAGATATAGCTCCAGCAATAATCGGAATATAATGTCCTTTGATTGTTGCATAGGCCTGTCTTGAAGCAAACATCTCTAAAATATTTTTGTTAAACTCATTCAACTCCCTCATTCTATTACACATAATCTTAACCGTATATGAAATATCAACAGGAACTGGTTGTGGTATTTTGTAAATGTCCATACCTTGTCTTTGACCATCCCAAGTCGGTACTTGAGCGTAGAAATATTGTTTTCTATTTGGTATATTGTATAGTAAAGCAGGATTAGTTCCGTATTTTACTTCAGGAACTCTAACCACTGTTATAAATGGGGGTTCAACATTCTTATCTAAATTTTGGAAATTCCATGTTTCAGCAAATTGAGACCAGTTTTGAGTTGTCATTAAAATGTCAATCATTGGAATTGATTTTCCGTCTACAACAGTCTTTAAGTCATTCTTAACAAATGATAAAAAACCACCATCTAAATCGGAGTGTAGTAGGGATTTTGGTAGATAAGTTCCGTTTTCATTTATCTTGTCAACTAACTCTTGTCGTCTAGGATATAGAGTTTTAGAATAAGTTAACGGAATATGTTTTTTATTTTTTTTAGGTAATGGCATCTTATGGTTTTGTTATAAATATTTTGTTTATTGAATTTATCATTTCTACCTCACCTGTTTTGTATATTGGTTCTTGGGTGTCTTTCATAACATAAGAGTTATATTTGTATGGGTCGTAAGTAACAATATGACTATTTGGTTCACTTGGTAGACTCTCACAAGGGTATTTACAATAATCCATTAATGTTCCAATCACAAATGAGTGAACATTTTTTCTTTTTTCTTTTATAACTTTTTCTCTACCACCCTGTCTAACTCTAAATTCAATGTCGTTTAGTTTAATGTAATCGGCATGTGTAATTAATCTATTTTTATAAGTAACTGAAAAAGTATGTTTATTTAAATTATAATAGACCATTACTTTTTCACCTATATGACTATTCTCGTTCTTCATTATCGTGACCACATTTATGACAAATATAAGGGTCGTTCCCACCATCTAATAACTTCCAAGTCCAACCACAATTGTCACATATAACATCTGTTTTGGTTATCTTCTCAAGTAGTCTTTTTTGTCTTTCTGTTATTATTATTTTCATATTTTATTTCTTGAATTTATCAATTCCACCCCGGTTTCATGACTTTAGTAATTACAATGTCAGGATATATTTTTTTAATTAATCTAAAAAGCATATCATAACAAATCATAGGTTGGTCACTAAATGATTTTAATCCCAATTTTTTAATAAAACCATTTAAATCAAAAATAAGCCCACCTACATTATCAGTCATAGGTATTTCATTAACATCTAAACCATAGTCTTTATTTAAAATTAATTTTTGATTTTTTATCAATAATTTTTTAAGTAATTTTATACCATCCGGGTTACTGGTATCAATAATTTTGATATTTGAAAAATAATCTAACAATTTATCTCTAATATCACTTTCTTTTAATTGGTTAAAAACATTCAAATCATATTTTGGAATATTAAAGTTTTTTGGGAATTTTATATTAGGTAGTTTTTCACTCATCACATCTGCTAACAACTTTTCATATTCTATTCTAAATTGTTT